GGTAGTCCAGATTAAGTTTATTTGCAGAATATCTAAGGTATTTACGGAGATACACCCAAACTGGATAGACGCTCCTACGCCGGTCCCATCCACAATAGAAACAGTAATCGGACTTTGTTCGAATTGATATCCTGCCCCGGGATTGGTTATTGTAATTCCCGTAATAACTCCTCCGGTCAAGGAAGCTGTAGCCGTGGCCTGTGTTGTGGGGTTGCCGCCGCTAATAGTAATGGTGGGATTAGTATACCCGCTCCCCCCGCTAACAATAAAATAGCCGTTAATCTGCCCAAAAGGATATTGCTCTATACCTTGGCTGATATACAAAGGTTGCAAAGAACGAAGACAGCCAGTATCTGCTACTAGCTGCCTCCGAGCTTCATTAACGGCACTTTGTACATCGGCAGCAGTATAAGTATTCAAGTTAGGATCATGCAAAATCCGTAGCACATCCGCTTGATACGTCGCCAATGTGGCCATTTTCTATCCTTTCATTTATGCGGCTTCTTCCGATACTTCCACAACCTGGGCTTGGCTAAATACAAATTTGGCTAGTTTTTTTACCCCTTCCTCTTCGTTCCAATTCCAGCCGAGTCGAACCAAGTTTTCCGTCTTCTCTTTTCGCCCGTAACCAAACATATGAGCTGCTGCTTCTTCTGGAACTGCTACTTTCTCTCCCGGACTCCAATAATAATCTACTCCATTGTAACGATCTTGATGCTCAAACTCGTTTTTATTTGTAACGAAGATCATCGCAAAACCCCTTATAGGTTATACAGCTTAAAGGTATCGGTCTGCCCACCCACAGTCGGGGTAAGAACAGCTTGAGTACTAGCGCCGACATAGAACGGATAGTAAGCCGGAGGAACAGCCGGAAAACCATGACCTGCGTCTACCACGACAGTAGTATTACTAGCAAAAGTCGTGCCGGCTGTGGTAACAGTAAGCTGTGCGGGGCGAGGCTGTAGAAGCTGAACATCAAACATTGGATTAGTATTTGCTGCCGAGCCTGCGATTTGGGCTGCGCCTACTACAACACTGTAGGTAATACCAGATGTATAAGCCACGCCCGCTGCGGTAACAGTCAAACCGGTTACGGTGTAGTCCATGATGACGGTTGCTGCTGCACCTGACGGGGAAAAAGTCAAAGTAGGTGTCGAAGTTTGAGATGTACCAGGAGTAGCCGGTTGAAGCCACAACAACGTACCAGAACCAACCAAAGTAGCATTGACAGTCAAGATACCACCCCCACCCGTCGTATCACCCGGCTGAGGGATTACAGTAATCGTAGGAGCTGCGACAAGACCTGCACCTTGATTAACTACGGTCACAGCATTAATTGCACCACCTGAGATCGTACAAATTGCGGTCGGCAAAATATACGGTTGACTACCTTGACTTGCCGGAGGATTAAACACCAACAAAGGAGCTTTAGTGTAGCTTGCGCCCCCCGACGTAATCGTTACAGTAGTGTTAATTGCACCGCCCACAATAGCATTCCAAGTGGAACCACCAGCGGACGGAGTAACCGTCAAAGTGGTATTACCAAGAGTAGTAACGCCGTTTTGGATAGTCACTGCCTGTCCAGCTTGATTATAGCCATAAAAACCATTAATAAGGCTAGAACTAGCAGTGGTAATAATTGCTCCTACCGGGCAGCCAGTCAAATTGGCAATACGGTAGTTTGTACCATCACTGGTAAAGGTAGCGGTTTGACCAGCCGCCCCAAAAGATCGCCATACTTGAAGGTTAGGGTCAAAATATTGGATAATGGTATATTTACCAAGCTCAACAATATATTGACCATCCAGCGTCCATCCCGTAAGAGAGAGGTTAGACGAGGAATTAAAAGTCCCAACAACCCCTTGCCCAGCCGGAAGAAGAAAAACTTCCCCCGCAGCAAGAGACATTTGCAACGCGGGCAATGTTTGAGCATAACCCAGAGCCCCAATTTTGTTAATAGCCACGTGTGTGTCTCCTTAGAGGGAAATGTAGTTAAAGCCAGTAATAACAGCTGTTGCTTTTGGTTTTACAAGCACCAATTCCATCAATGCCATGACTGCGCCAATATAACCGATCTGGAAGTTGGAGAGAGTAGATTCAAAACCAGTAAAAGCGAATGCGGCATTCTCGTGAATATAAAATGCACCGTAGTTATTATTAAGAAGGTATAACGTTCCTTCTGGACAATAAGCATCCATATAGATAGGAACACCCGCAACCATAATAGCCTGAAAACCAGCCCGAACGCCTTCACTGTGAGTATCGAACGAAGAACCCGGAGAGACGTTATAAACTTCCTGACCGAGGTAATCGTTAGCAAGTTGTTGCCAGGTTCCTGGACCCATAACGCCGAATGAAGGAAGCTCACCTGCCGATTTAACAACACCCGTAATATATTGCATTACCAAAGCGCGAGTAGGATTAACTGAACCTGCCGCATATCGTTTAGCTTTCCAGAAAGTACTGGTATTGCGGTTAATATTGCCATACGTAGTTAGGTTAGTACCGTCATCCACAGCACCAGGAAGCCCGATAATCTGCTGGTTATTAGAAACATTGCCATACAAAGCAGTGGAGATTGCGTCTACGGCAACATTAGTGGAGTCGTTCATACGAGCTTCAATAAGTTTGATAATCGCATGGTTTTGCTGTACTGCAGCTTCCATCCCGAGAAATGGAATCGGAATAACAAGAGCCTTTAGATTAAATTCAGAGTTAATCGCACCTTGCTGTACAGAAGGTTGGGCAAATGTACCTGTATAATCAGTCCACTGAGCATTAACAAAACTATTACCTTGCACAGGAACAGTAACAGAAGAAACACCACCGGAGGCGGGTTGTGCATTACCTAGAAAAGCGGCAGCAAGCGGAGAAGAATTATAAATTTGTACCACCATCTTCGGCACAAATGCCCGACGGGTGACATATTGGGCCTCCGTACCGATTGCCCCCGAGGGCATAATACCTGTGCCGAGAACTGGCATAATCTAATCTCCTTATTGGAAGTTATTACTACTAATCTCATTCAGAGCCTTATAGGCTTCATCCTGAGCGATTTTATTTAGAGCTGCTTGATTACCAAATCCATTTTTCCATACGCTTGCATCAGGCAAAGAAACTTGGTGTGATTCCATGGAGGAAGGATTAAAACTTGCAGCAGCGACTTGGCGAGAAGCTTGAAAATACTTAGCAGCAGTCTCGTAGCTAGGAATTTGTTCATCCAGCATAATCTTCTCCACTGAGGCCATATCCTCCGTAGAAAATTTAAAGCGGGATTGCACATCTGCTTTTTTCCGCTCCAGATTTTCTCGAATCTCTTTTTCTTGGATACGCGCTTCCAAAGCTACCCGCGCTTGACGCTCCTGCTCCAATTGAGCCAGCACTTGGTTTTTAGCATCAATTTCCGGAATAGAGATATTCGGATTACCTTGTTTTACTAGAGATAGAAAAGACTCGCGAGTTCGAGGATCATTAGCCAAGGTATGAGTCAACTGCGCAAGGCCGTATACCTGATCTACGGTCAGACCTTCAATAGACCCGGACATTATTTAGCACCTCCACCAGGCTTACGGATACGAATACCATTTTGTTGGACAGGTTTGGTGGAGGTAAATCCACCAATTTCAGGGAAACGCGGAGGATTAATGATATTACCGTTCTCGCGGGCATTATCAGTAACACCACGTCGGCCAGTCGATGAAGGTTTAAACAAATCAGACATAATTTAGACTCCTTGCGGCGGTTGAGGCTGTTGGGGCTGTTGAGCCGACATGCCACGTAACGACGGCTCCGATTTTACAAGCTCCATAATCTGAGCTGGAACTAGTTCTTTTTCTTGCGTATTACCAAATTTACTAACAAGACTATTCATTACAGAAAGAATAGCTTTAGCGTCTTCATCTTCATTGTTATCAAATGAGGTAAGAGCCTTGCCAAGAACGTTTAAAGCAAGATGGACTTGGATACGAGCGGAGGCTCGCATACCATCTTTATTCGTAGGAATGGCCATCCCAGAGGAAAGAGGAGCAGAATCATCTCCGGCTGAGAGGATATCTGAAGAGTCAGTAGGCAGAGAGGTTACGGTATTATTTCCCGCTCCCTTAAAAAGCTCCACCATTTTATCCATATCAGCCATTTTGCTCTTGCTCGATTTTACGGGTATGTTTACGCTTTTTTACGTACCCATGCTTTCCAGTAACAAACATAATTATCTCCTAGTTACGAGTTCGGCGGGCCTTGCCTCGCTTAGCTTTTCCTTGAGCCATATAACTATTTCCTCTTGTATCGCGCTTTACCTCTGGATTTACCAGCATGTCCGGAAGAAGCCATAATTAAGACCTCTGACGTCGGATTTTAGCTCGACCTTTTGCGTGTCCTACAGCCATGATTATTTTCTCCCCTTTCGTTTTTTATTATGTCTATATCCAGTATGTCCTGATGCCATTATATACCCCTAGAAAAAGAGGGGCAAATTAATGCCCCTCTGTGATTAGTATACCCCGTAGAGGGCCAGCTTACTTACGATGGGTCTTGCGATGCTTACGAGCCATTTTTTGGGCCTCCTTTTGCTTGCCGCCTAACGGGGTGTGACGGCATCACCATCAACTGCCTGATTGATCTAGAGCACGGCGATTGGCTAGATCATTTGCGCCTTTTTTATCGCCAGATTCTTTTTGCGAAGCTGCCGCCATCTGCATTTGCTGTTGCGTTTGCGCTTCTTTTTCCTCTCTAATTCTAAGCTGCTTTTTCAAGACTTGCAAGTTGGGCGGGTCAAATGCCGACAGAAGCGTTTCTCTATCCACTGCCTGAGCTTTAAACAGTTCGATCATATCAGATTTATGATCCTCAGCAAATATAGGAGAAGAAGAATGAGCGTCTACTTTCACTGAAAAATCTTTAGTGAATTGGTTAGCAATAAATACTGCGTCGGTGAGATTTCCGTCAACGCCGGGAAGATTATATGTTTTATCTGAGTTTATCTGGAATAAGCGAAGCATACGATAGGCAATACCTTCTAGGGCATCTTCTAGCTTCATAGCATATTGCTTTGGACGAGAAGAAGCTAAACGCGCGAGGAGATTCGCATGTCCTCGTGCCCTGACTCCGGATTCTGATTTCCCTTGCATAACAGATGTAATACCCGCCATCTCCTCAAACATAGCATCAATTTGACTGATCTCTTTAAAAATATCCTGAGGAATATCAGGTTTAAAATTCTCTACTTGAGCAGTAGGAGTAGAAGAAGTAACCATACCGCCAGCCCGATAAAGGGCTTGGAGTTTTTCTTCTGGAATGCCAGAAAGCCCTTTAACAAATTTAGGAGGCTTTACTTGAAGTTCTAGAAGTTTTCGGATTTGCTCTGTACGTTGGGTACGCCAGTCCTGTAGAGGGACAAGCTTGGCCGCAAAAGACTGACCCCAATAGTAATAAGGCAAAGGTTCAGGGCATATTTTAGTGAAAGGAAGAGTACCGGGCACAATAAAATTCTTACGGTCGTAGATAATAATCCCGGGAGAAGCTAAAGTAACAATTCGATAATCAGATTCTTCATCATCCCATAAGTATAATTCGTACATTTCGATAAGGTCAGCATCTACATTAGGCACATAAGAGTATTGTACCTGATTGCCGATAATACCTCCGGCTGGTTGGCCAGTCATTTTTGGGGTTGTGGCTGTAATTATAAGATTCTGCAGTCCGGACGGAAAACCGTCATCTGTCTGTGCTTTATTAGCAGATTCCAGTTGTACTTCGATCTCATTTTTTCTTGGATGATCTTTTAACATACGTAACAACTCTACGCGAGCAATAGCATAGGTATGTACCACAGCTTCTTGGCGCTGAAGGAATGGCTCATCTTCACGATAAACGCCAAAATTATCCGGTTCTACAAGGTAGTTCCTAATACCATTATTCCAGATAGTTTTAACATGAACGGTATTAAATACAAAAGACCAGGCCACTACATCAGCCATAATAAGATCAGTGTCCGATTCATGCCAAAGATCGTTAATTTCTTCCGATAAAATACCTACTTTTTGCAACTCCGAGTCATCTACAGAGGTTCCTAGTTTAATATTGAACTTGGTAGTCTCTGCCGCATAGATGAATGATTGCAGTAATTGGACCGTAGGCTGGATTTTATTAAAAGGCGCAATCGCTCCTTCTGCAGCACCAAAAAGATAATACGATCTAAGCTCTCGGTAGGTAGCCATACGAGCTTCGCGAGAAAGTAAGCATTGGCGAATTACTTGTTGGTATAGTTCTAGTTTTTCGGCAGCATCGGATGGAATTTTCATCGTGTTTTCCCTTCCTTGACTACAGTCGCTCGATCTCGTGCATCCGACTTAGCCCCTACGATAGTGGCGGGGGGTAACGGTTTTTGATCAAGACCCGAGGCTTTGCATGCTGCACGCATTCCCATATTATCTGCATACAATTCTTTACCGTTTTTAGCGGTAAATTTAGTAGGGGTAGAAGCTTGATTAAGCATAGAATCAAATTGACTGCCAATAGCTTCTTTACCCCAGATAGCTGCTGTAGGATCGACATTACCTCCTTTTACGGTACGGCCATGTGCATTAGACATGTCAGACATACCATAGTTTTGAGCCATACGGTCGAATCCACCATCAGTAGCTTTTGTCATATCCGATTTAAACCCGGGAGCCGTTCGAAACTCACGGGATACATTCTCGGAACTACACCCCATCGCGGGACAAATAGGATGAGATCCTTCAAAAGGACCATGATCGGCACAACGCCATTCTTTAATAATCATTTCTTAGTCCTCCCTCCTATACCCAAGTCGCGGGCCAGATTCCCCAAGGGTGACATGTAGTCCTACTCGCGACTGTTGCCGGGGTACGGGATTTTCCGGGTAGTCAATTCTCCATCCGCCACGCTGACTATACGTAAACCTAATCCTTCCTTCTTCCCACATACGGAAAAATCGAGAAAGGATAATCTGGGTCTTATCCGACATAATCCCATAGGAGGCTTGTGAAGTAGTGTAATTAGAAAAATGAAGATACTTAGCAATTTGAAGAAGAGTAAGTACATCCCCCTCCCCAGGTTTACGCCCTTTATCCAATTTAAGAGCACACATTTTTTGCTTAATTTCTTCTTTAGAAAAGAGAGAATAATCAACCTGCATCATAAAATGTTCCTCCGTCTGGTTCTGCTAAAGCTTCAGACATAAAATTCATATAAAGTTTTTGAAGAGTAGTCATAGAAGAGTCTAATTCCTTCTTTGCTTTCTCCCCAAGATAGGTAATGCCTAAAGATACAAGATCATGTATAAGCCAATCATGGTATCCAATAATACCTAGACCTGCCGCCATTACTCGGTCATCTCTCAGTGCTCCTTCCCCACCAATCCAACCTCCATCCCGTACAATTCCCTTCATCTCATCTACAAGAGAAGAAGACCGAATAATAACAATTCGCCGTTCAAAATAATCACGATATGTATTAAGCATACGCTCTTTTTCTCGTTGATTTGTCATCCATTGATAAGCGAATCCTCCGCCCATAGTATCTTGGCGACGATAAAGATAGTGTCGAATACCACTAGCTACATCGTAAATATCTCCATGACGAGCATTAGCTGGCATACGGGCTAGAGATTGTAGCTCTGTAAATACCGCTCCTCCTGGACCTGTCATTTCTAGGTTAAGCAGTGCCCCAGAATACACGCCACAAAGATGAGCCAAAATCCAAGCAAATTGGTGGGTTGTTATTCCATTATCTACAAACTGAGCTACTTGTTCTATACAGTCGGCATAGCATCTCCATACAGAAGCAACGTAGTTATCTGAATCCTCGCTTGACCCATAAGCAGGATCAGCGCCAATAACATAAACCCCCCCAGGCTCGGGAGACGCATATACCTCTAATTGTGCATCACGTTCGCTTGTTTCATAAATGCGCAAGTGCTCCACGTACTGACCAGTATGATATCGAAAATAGGAAGGAATAGTATCTAAAGTCACTTTCTTGGCCAACCCCAATGACTCAGAAGAAAAGAACTTAGATCCTGTCATCTGGAAAGCATATTCCTCTGTTGGAGGGTATTCCTGATACATTTGATTCTCATCTTTAATTTCTTCTGAAAGTTTAAACCTCCACCAAGCAATTTGTTCCGGCTCGATTTCAAATCCATAGAGCTCTTTAATATCTGATACCCAAGAAGCCTCGTTCCTAGTTAAATGCCCGTCCCAGTAAGCGGCAAACTCTGGCGTCCCTCTCTCTTTACGATATATTTCATTTCTCCACCAGCCAATAAAAATAGCCCTCTGAAATTGGGAATCCTTTGCGGTTTCCCACATATCGTGAAAAAGATTATAACCTCTGGCGGTACTCTCAAATACATAAAAACGACTAGGATTATTTTCAGCAAGAGTCGCCATAAGGTTACGTAAACCTTCTTCATCTCCCCAGGAAGAACACTCAGTGGCATGAAGAAAGTTAATAGATTTACCAGTACCCAGACCGCTATTCTTTTTTGTCCCTGCAACAAGATAAGCGAGGCGAGAGGTGTTTTTAAAAGTAAGTTCCATTCGATTATGCCGAATAGCCGGAACTTTAAAAGACTTTGGTAATCCTTCTATGTACATAGAAAGCATTGTGCGAAAGTTATTACGGTTTTCGTCTGTATCTGTAACAAGAGAGCCCTGTGTACCGGGGTTAAGAAAATTCCAATAAAGATCAAGAGCGAGAGAGATTGTTGACAACCCCAATTGCCGTCCCTTAAGAACGACAAACCAATGTTGCCCTTCGGCTAATCCTTTAGCGATCTCTTGGATATAATACTTCTGTGTTCCTAGTAGCTTTAATGGTTGCTTTCCTTTTTCTTTTGTATCAATAACAAGATTCTCACAGAATTTAATGAAATGGTATGGATCAAATGACTTTGACCTCATAAGTTTCATTTCTTTTTCTTGCTTCCCCGCGATAGTCATCATTATCCCTCAAAATATTGTAGCCTCTTTATATTCTACATCAACATTTTGTGTTAGGCAATATTTATGCCCGGAATATGGAGCCTATAGCCTGGAGCGACGAAATTTTTTTTGGGGTGGCAGGTGAGGTGCCCCCTCCTTCTCCCTCCTCCTGGCCATTTTTGCGCAGGCTTATGTGACTATGAGATACCTGGCATACTTATTGCTTACAGGTTTGAAAACGTACGTTTTCTAGTAAAGGCAGGGAGTGGAGTAAGCAGCATTACTTTTATGCTGATGAGGCCAGACAAGGGCGCATATCGGCTGGCGCGGGAGGTGTATATAAGAAACAGGTCTATAGCCGCGCCAAATAGGAGCGTCCATCTCCTTGTCCCGGGCTTATTTCCGCCATTTCTCCCTTCATCAGGACAGAAGTTTTCACGTGAAGATAAATAGAGGGCGGGATACCTGTCTGGCAGACCTAAATAGCAACATTACTATATTGAATGTCTAGGGTTGATTCCATTAGAAAATTTAATGCACGAAAGGGCATATCTGGCACGATTTTTGAAAGTTTTTCAGAGGATTTTGGGCGCCTATGAGAGAGGGTAGTTTAGAGGGGCTAAAATATTCAGAAAATTCCGACTTCCATTTTTCCAATAATAGGCCTGAAACCCGCGTCAGTATTAGCTTCTTTGTTCTGAATTTCAGAATTTCTGGAACGATGTTTCAGGGGTGGCTCACTCGTGTCTGTATCTGCCCCTACCTCTCTAGTCTTATCTATATAAGTATATATTTATATATAGATATACAAGGAAGAACAAGGGCAGGCAGGTGAGTGCCAGGGTAAAGAAATCGTTCCAAAAATTCCGGATTTCGGAACAGGAAAAGTAAGCAGGGCAAGGATTTGAGAGGTATTTTTGGTAAAATGGAACCAGGAAAAAACATAAAAATGGAAAAATTTCTTGCGTCTGTAGAAATAAACATGTATAGTTTGCGTATGGAAACAACGCACATATCAGGAGAATGATCATGATGAACTACGAATCCCGCGTTAAAGGCCTTATTCGCGAGCTGGAAGCCACAATCACTCCGAATGAAATGATCGCTCAATTGCGTGATGGTGACGGCCGTCTTGCTGACATTGCGGAACGTCAAAATCGTCATATTCGTAGTGAGGTTGAGCGGCTGAAAAATCTCATCCTTCAACATCGCGCCAACGTTTAACTTCGCAATCCATGCCGCGCTCAGCGGCCGCAAGCTCGCTAGGCTTGAGGCTCGGGCATAACTCTAGGAGCTAACATGTCGTGTTTTTCCGTTTATATAAAGACCACGAACCGGCAAATACGTGTTTTTCACCACGAATATACAGACAAGAATGACCGCCAACGAGCACAAAAGCTCGCCGTAGAATTCGCTGATAAACAGCACGGCGCTGGGTATCCTTGTGTTGTTGAACAGTTTCATATCTCGGATAGTGTAGGCGTTGAAATTCACGATACAGAAAGGAAATAAAATGACTTATGCGCAAGCAATTCGCATTGCAAATGCGGCAGTACGTATCCAACCGTTTGGTGATCGATATCTAGTTGTATCTCCGCTTCATGACGATGAGCCGAATGGGGCGACTACCTTTAGTTCTCACTCTTCGTACTCCGGGGCACGCCTATATGCTCGCGCTGCAAAGGCTCGTGTAGCGCTTGCACTGCTAGGTGTCAATAAGTACGGATGTGAGGATGGCGAACAAGCTGTGATTTCAGGATACGCGAGTTGGCGCGAAGTCGTCCTCCGCCAGGCAAAAAACGCTCAGCTCAAGCTTTGGTCTAAGCGCACTTCTACCGCAAGGGGTGAGCACTGGGTTTTAGAACGCAATGTGGAGCCACATACAACATACGGCTGGCTATCCATCTATCGCAATGATGAACGGGGCATCGAATTTGTGGTATCTGCCACCAAACCTCGCAAGTAAGCCCCGCCCCACAACTCAAGTCAGGAGAGCATCATGCAAGTAATCATCACTGATAATGAAGAGAAGGACGGAAATGTATATCATCTTAGCCGTTTCACAATCGAAGCTTTTGATGAAAACGGTGACCTCACTTACATGACTGTCGCAGCTACTCTCTTCGAGGTGGACGAAATTACGGCTAAATCTGCAGCCAAGTAACCCCGCAATGCCAACCTCGTGACAGGCGGCATGTGTGGCGATGTTGCCAGATCCGACAAGAAAGCGAATAAGATGAACGAGAAGCAAAAACGAGCATTGGAGGCGCTGGATGTGCTGAAGGTTGAGTTTCAGACCAAATCCGCCGAGCTGCGCGCCATTATCGAAGCCCCTGAGCGCGCGCCGTCGTTGCAAGGCGAAGCGACCTATACCAGCCCTATCGAAATAGAGGCATGGCACGGCGTGAAAGACCCTAACGCATACATAGCCGATGGCAAGGTGCTTTTCGCGCCGAAGTTCGGAGAATTCGACACAACCGGAAAAATAGAACCTGGCGCATGGTTTTCGCCGGACGAGAAATTCGCGTTGAAGTACGGACAACCCGTAAAGTTCATTTTGACGATCAATAATGCACTTCGCCATGAGGGGCCGCTATCAAAGATTCCTGACGGATATGACGCTGTATATCGCACGCACGGCAAAGGGGATAGCATTGCAGACGCGTTAGAGATAGCAGTGTTTAGCCCTTCTCAAATTCGCCTCGCAACTCCAATTCCTGAGAATGCAATCCCTCTAGATGCCATTGGTAACGCAGGACAAGAAACGCAACAGCCGGACGCAGCCGTTCCATCAAATATTTCTAATGCAGCTTCTCGCGTTCGTCCGCGCGAGGCCATAGTGTTCGGCAAACCTCTCGTCGGCCCATCTGGCGCTCGCCTGGTCGCCTATGAATGGCAATGGCAACCATTCGAGTACATCGATAAATACGGAGAGGAACGCACGGCCCGTATTTCTGATTGGGAGAAGGCGGAGTCGTCGCACGATACGGGGCGCGACATCGTGCATCAGTTCACCGTTCAAATGCCTGACGACACGAGCAAGACCGTCAGCGCGGAAAGCGCGATCAAGCTGCTTGGATTCAATGGCGGATCGTCGGAGTTCAAAGCAACCGCAAGCGGCGCGAAGACACTGGCCAAGTTGCGCATGCAACTAGAAGAAGGGCAGCAATTGCTTGCTGCTCGCGAATGCGATCAAGCAGAGGTTGACGCTTTGCCGCTGCCGGCCATTGAGCGCACCGATGAAAAATGGTGGGCCATGGGAGATAGTCGCGTAAGGCAGATGGAGGGCGGCAACACGATCAACGAAGAACGCAAGCGTGCTCTGATCGAAGGCTGGAGAGACAATCGCATGCGCGAACGAGGATGGAATGATAGCGTCTATGGGATGCGCTCCAAAGTCAATGATCTGAATGCCCGTATAGCTCGGCAAGAGAAGAAGTTAGGCGCTACCCTAAGACCGAGAGACTTATTTGCGTATGCATCGAGTGGGAAGAGTAATCGTTAATATATCGGAGATGATTATGTATACAGTTACGCTTAAGGCGCTGCGAGAAAACGGCGCTTGTTACGAAGGCTACAACAGGGTTGTTCGTGCGTTGCAGGGTAAGAAATTTGATAACGAAGACGAAATCCGAGATTCGTACATTCATTTCTCACACGACGAACCGATTTCTCTGAAATTTATTCTGGATAGCAATGGACTAGATGATGCGCTGTGGGCGCTTCGTGCCTGCGAGCAGACGCCGGAATTGCGACGTGCAGAACGGTTATATACTGTGTGGTGCGCACGGCAGGTGCAGCATCTCATGAGAGATCCGCGCAGTGTTGCGACACTGGATGTAACTGAACGTCATGTAAACGGTGAAGCCACGGATGAAGAGTTACTTGCTGCTGAGAAGGCTGCTGAGGCTGCCGCTTGGATTGCCAACGATGCCGCTAGAGCCATCAGCGGAGACGCGGAAGCCGCCAGGAATGCTTGGGCTGCCGCCTGGGCCGCTGCTGGTGCCGACTTTAGAGCCGCCAAGGCTGTTTGGGTCACCGATAACGACAAAGCCGACGCTTGGGCTGCTGGAGCTGTCGTCAGGGTCACCAGGGCTGCCGCCTGGGCCGCTGCTGGGACCCTCGCCTGGGATGCTGAGACCGTTGTTTGGGCTGCTGAGGCCCCCGCTTGGGCTACTGAGCGCGACCTTGGCGTCACCCAAAAACAAAAATTCATTGAAATGTTTTGTGGAGAGTAAACAATTATGCCTACTATTCTGGGAAATCTGTTATTTCGAATGGGCGTAGTAGTGAGTCTAGTTCTTTGCCATAAAAAGAGTAGATAATATGGACATTTCCGCCGAGTATGAGTATCTAGCACTGCACAAGGAATATTGCTGGTGTCAATACATTTTATATACGTGTAATAAGCTCGTTTGGTGCTAGCATATACCCGTAATAGGAGATAAAGACATGAAAAGCGAGAATAAGCAAAAAAGTAATTTCTGGCATAAACTATTTATGATTCTTATAGAAAAAGAGAATGAGGTTATTGAAACTATTTTATGGATTCTCGTGATGGTCATTATCTCTTTTGCCTATTATGTTGATTCTCTGGGTGTACTGAAATGAAAGTAACTAGTTATGGGCATGTGTGGGAACAGATTCTGCGCCGAGCAGGGCAAAAAGGAGAAGAACTAGTGCCTATGGCAGACGAGCTAACTTTAAAAAGAGTTAGAGGGAGAATGCAGAGTTTTTGCAAAGCCGTCGAGCGAGAAGGGAGAAATAGGCATGGTATCTTATATGACTACGCGGTCAAAGCCCGAATAGGGCAACGAAGAGGATTTTTAAAGGTGAGTATGCCTGAGGCAGGATTAGATGCACAAGTAGAAAATAATCTCCAAATGCTGGAAAAGGAAGTAGAAGAGTTTATGCTGTCTCAAGATATTTCTGATTTAGGAGACTAAGATGAGCAAAATTACAGTAACACCCGAGGGAAGGTTTAAGATTAAAACGGACTCTGGTTTTGCGATTGAAGGAGAGTATTGGGAAGGAGAATTTGTACCAGATAAGGTGACAGACTGCGGAACAGAGGTAGAAATGGATGAAGGTTGGAGAGGATGGGCACTTTTAGTGAGTCGGGAAGCACTAAAAGAACATGCAACGCTTCTGGACCTTGAATATTGGAGTAATATAAATGAGTAAAGGCTATATCACTGACCATGCGGACAGGACTTGGTGCATAAAGGTAGAGAGTCCGGCATGGTGGGAAGCGGCTTGGAAAGAAGCCAAGGCAAAAGGAATTTCCCCGAAAGTACCAATCGGAAATGCATATCCTAGAATCCCAACTGTTTTTAAGAGGAAATATAAATGATTACGATAACTGGGTATACTATTGAAGATATTAAAAAGCAATTAGAATTAGAGAACCTTAAAGACGATAAGGCCCGTAAGACCGAGTTTAAAATCCCTCAAGTATACCCTGGGGAACTTTATGCCGGACTAAAGCTCGACGCCGACACCGGGAAGCCGGTGGCGCATGTTGTCCTGATGGCCATCGCTGACAAGTGGTGCCCCTGGAAGGAGCAGAAGGAATGGGCGGCCAGTGTCGGCGGCAAGCTGCCTGATCATCAGGATAGCGCGCTGCTGTTCGCCAACCTCAAGCACCTGTTCAAAGACGCCTGGTACTGGCTCGACCCAGAGTACTCCGCTGGGTATGCCTGGACTCAGGATTTCGGCAATGGCGGCCAGAACAGCACCTACAAGGGCATCGAGGCGTTCGCGGTCGCCGTCCGCCTAATCCCCATTAAAAAGGTTTAACCATGAAAAAAATTATCTTAGCTATTATAGCCTTGGCGTTGGCTGGGTGCTCTACACTGCAAATACACGGTGTAGAAAGTACCCCCTCTCCGCCTTTGACTCACCCCTACACGGTTGTAGGACACGTACACTTGAGAATCCATAAAGTCACTATTTTTGATGCTGATCCTACAGACGACGATGCCTATAATGCTCTCGTGGCAGAGGCTAAAGCTGCAGGAGGAGATACTATTATTGATCCTCGATACGACAAATCTTCTTTTTGGGGTTATATCGATGCAGAGGGTGTTGTAGTGAAGTATATGAAATAAAGGTAATAGAAGATGATTCCAGTTAAATTTTTAGGGGGTCCTAGAGATAGACTTTATTCCACGGCAGAGGAAGATTGGGCAGGATTAGTTATAACTATAAAATATATCGGAAAAGAGCCTATAGATCATTTCTACCGAAAACTGGATTGGAATTGGAGTAATACATCTGTAGTATATATGTACGTAGGGCTTAAGAATCCAGAAATTTGAAGCCGGCTATTAAAGCGGCTTTTCTTATTGAATTTATATATAATGTATAGATGTAGCCCAGCATAGGGAGCCTGTCAAGAGTACCATTATGAGTTAAATCCGTCAACAGGTAAAAATAAAAATGTTGTATTTTAGATTGACTGTGATAGTATGGATATGGGAATACTTTTGAAAATACCCTTAAATTTTGGAGATTTGGACATGACTAAAAGTAAGAAGGAAGTTACGGCAGAAACGGTAGAGGCTACTGAAGTAGAGCATGGTAAGGAGCAGGAAGCAGTAAAAGCACCGGTTTTTCGTCTCACGTTAAATTTCGGCGTAGCCAAATTGCGTGTAGAGACGGGTACTGAGAAAGATCTGAAAGAAGTTGTGGCAAAGCTGGAACCGCTTGGGGCTACTGTAGCTTCTCGGGGCCGTGCGTCTAGTGTAAAAGAAGATGAGCTAGCACACGCTGTTGCAGAGTACCAAAATATTTCGTACGAACGAGCTAAGGAATGGCTTGATTCGAAGGAAATCGCCCAGCGCGGTTTCAAAAATCGAGTACGCAAAGAGCCGGCAATCATGGTAATTCTGGCTCGCCGCGCAGCAAATGAAGGTAATACAACTGGTCTGCTAGACGAATTGATCTAAGGAAAAGACGCACACATAAAAGCCTACCAAGAAATTGGCGGGCTTTTTTATTTATATTGCCTTCGGTACAACAGATAAAGAAGAAGCATAAAATTTTTCTTGCTTTTCAACATGTAATATGTATACTAAGAAAAACACAGGAGATGAAAGCATGGAAGAGGTTAGCTGGAAAGATATACTTTGGCTTGTTGCGGCGATGCTCACGGGAGGAATAGTGTGTATAGCTATTTTCCTGTTTATCGCGCTTCTTTTAGAGCAAGTTCCGTGGTTATTTGTGTTTCTAGTATTTCTTTTCTTTTTATCTGGAGATTGAGATGTCTAAAGTGACTTATATGGTTACAGTAGTACCGGTAGAGGATACTGATCGGCTGATCGTGGAAATTTGGTGTGGGGATATGAAAGAAATTCTCAAAGAGTGTGTTACGGAAGAATATGTACCTGGAGTAATCGCTTACATGGTTTCCGAGTTACGGGAAGTGCAACGCCAAAAAGATATAGCGGAATGTAATCAGATGCTGGCAGAAATCGAGCCGTTTGATATGGAAGAAAGTTGAGTGGAGAGTAAAATATAATGAGTAACGAGCGTAAAGTAGAGTATCGAGGGCAGCTATTAACCATACCTAAAGAGTATCCAGGGTATAATTGGATTGCCACGAACGGAGACGGAAGTGTGCGCTTGTTTTATCTGAAGCCGAGTCCTATGCAGGATTTTCCCTGGTGGAAAGATAATAATGATAGGTTTGGGATGGTACTCAGACAGCGTCAAACCTCTAGTGTGTCGGATGTAGGAGTAAGAAATTGGAGAGACACGCTAGAATACATCGGAGAGGTGGCGGAGGCTACTGCAACGTTTGCAAATATGTTACCGCGTGATTATTTTACAAATATGTCACTGCGTGATTACTTCGCGGCGAAAGCTATGTATTCCCTGCTGACAACAATGACGGAATTCCCAGACGAGCATTGGCAAACAGGATTGGCGATGGCTGCCTACAGGATGGCCGATGCCATGCTGGCCGAGCGCGACCGCCTCACCGCCGCTGAGATCGGAAAGGCCAAGCCATGAACAACGTCAAAGGGCGGCCGATATGCGCTAAGTGCGGGAAGCCAGTAGAAAGGATCGAGCGCCGCGACGATTATCTCTCTCGCGTTATCGTATTCACCGCGTTCTGCCACGGGGAGACGGAGAAGACGACGTTGGCCCTGAAAGATCTCCTCACATTTATCCCGGACGCAGGCATCGAATTCACCGAAGCATTTAAGCAGCGCGCCACGCTGAGGGAGGGTAAGTGATGCTACGCAAATTGCATAAGGCATATTTGTGGATTCGTTTTGGAAAGATTCACAGCGTAATACGGTCCATTGATGGTGACGTTGCTAGTGAAATTGAGTATATCGACCATTACGGGAAGGCCGTTGGTTATTGGGCATATGGCAAATTTGACCCTGCGTACCCGTATAGAGGATAAATTATGAACAATCAATTACAAGACTTCGCACGAAGCCAGCTAAAAGCTAATCTGGCAACTCTGCCGGAATCGAACCAACGCCTCTTCAAGTTGCTGTATGGCCGCGATAACGGCCGTCGCAGTGTCGCAGACGCGGAAGCCATGGAAATTGATGATGTCGTTGATGCCATGCCAGCAGCCCAACTTGATTGGGCTATGACTCAAGTATCAAACACCTTGACGAAAGGCGGTTCAAAATGACCACAGAGCGTGATTTGAAGATTGCGGAGGCCGTGCGGGACAAGTGTGTATCTTTGGCGCGTAGTTGCTACAGCAGCAGTTCAGAATGCGGGACAACCGGCGCAGGACCCATACGACATAAACGTCAAATGCATCAACTGCGATGTCAGGTACGGCGACGGGTTCCACGACGGGTATCGTAAAGCGAAAGCAGAAGAGCAACCGGCGAGGCTACCAGGAAAGGAATAAATAAATGAACTTATATCCCCAATTTCCTGCCGTTTTGGACAGCACTATTATCAAAGCGTGGAAGTCATGCCCCCGAAAATGCTATTATGAGCATTTTTGTGGTCTTCGTGAACAAGATCCGAATATGTCTACTGATCTCGTGGCAGGGAAAGCTTTTGCAAAAGGTTTAGAGACTGCCCGAAAAGCTTTTTACTTCGGAAGTATGTCCGCCTCAAACGCAATCGACGAAGGCCAAATAGCCTTAGGGATGGAATACGGTCCAGACCGCTCAGGCGAAAAGAAAAATCTTCCGCGAGTACGCAATGCTTTTACAAAATATTTCGATATATGGCCTCTAGATAAAAATAGCGGTATTGTGCCAGTAGAAGATGGAGTAGAGAAATCTTTTTCTATTCCTATTCCTGGGCTTTTTCATCCCGACACTGATGAGCCTCTCCACTATGCTGGCCGTATTGATATGCTTGGGGAACAAAAATCCGAGATAGGCCTGCTCGGATACGATGAAAGTTCTGGAGGACTTTACGGAGTAGACGAGAAGACTACTGGCTCTATTAATTCTACTTTTTTTACTAAGTATGATTTAGACTGGCAAATGCTTGGATACCATTGGGCATATCGCCAACTCGGATTGGAGCTTCAAGGGATTAAAGTACGGGGAATTGGTCTTACAAATCGAAAAGAAATTGATATTACTCAAGATTACAAAGAAACTGTGGTGTTGTATAATGAAAATATCATTTCCGATTGGTTTAGTGAGCTGTTATTTACAGCAAACCAGATGTTGGATTTTTATACCAAAAATAAAGGAGAGGATAGCTTCCCTCAAGCGTTCGGCAATGCATGTTCTGATTATGCCAGGTCTTGCGCATATAAGCCAATTTGCTCTTATTTTCATACTCTGCCAGAATATCAAATTATCCGGTGGAATCCACTAGAAAGGAAATAAATTAGATGGGGACGCCAGTTATCATTCTTGGGGGTTCGGGTCGAGGTAAATCAACCTCACTGCGGAATCTAAATCCTATGGATTGTGTACTAATCCAAGCAATTGACAAACAATTGCCTTTTATCCAAATTGAAGGAAAGGCAGCTTACAACGGGAAGGATTGGAAACTGTGGAGTAAAGATAAAAATCCAGATGGTTCAAGGTTTGTTACCGACAATACAGCTACGATCCTACAGATTCTAGCTGGGACCAAAAAACGAAATATCATTATTATTGATGATTTTCAATACATTATGGCTAATGAATTTATGCGCCGGTCGAGTGAAGTAGGGTTTAATAAATTTACAGAAATCGGTCGTAACGCCTGGCAGCTATTGCAACAAGCTACAAATCTTGACGCAGATAAACGTGTCTATTTTATGTGGCACGAAGATCAAGATGATTTTGGGCAAATTCGGACTAAGACGATCGGTAAGATGCTTAATGAAAAGATTGTTCCCGAAGGGATGGTGTCTATTTGCTTGCGTGCTTTTAAAAACGATGGGGGGTATTGGTTTCAGACACAGAGCAATGGTTCTGACCCATGCAAAGCACCTATGGGCATGTTTGATCGAGATACTATTGAGAATGATCTTAAAATTGTTGACGACGCTATTGTTGAATATTACGAACTTTCCAAGCCTGAAAAGGCATAACCACGTAGAAAGGTAACACCATGTCCGATTTTGATTTTGAGTTTGATTCCTCATCTGCTGTACAAGCCGATCGTGCCGCTAATACCCTTGAAAGTGCTGCTTACATTGGGGAGTTTGTAGCCGCTTCTTTACTAGAATCCGAAGGAGGTGCTAAGGCATTGGAGCTTGTTTTCCGGGCTGATGAAGGAGGACAGGCTACTTATAGTATTTGGTATAAATCCGGTGACAAGAAAGGTAATAAGCCGGTAGAAGGGGGTGTCGCTCGCATCAATGCTATTATGGGTTTGTTTGGCCTTGGGAGTCTTAAAGGACAAAAAGGGGCTGTAAATCGTCGTATTGAAGGGGAGCAAAAAGAAGTGGAAGGGGTAGTATATCCGGCATTGCTGGGAAAGAAAATTGGGGTTATCAACCAAAACGAACTTGTTGACGGTCTAAAGGGAGGCACTTTTACCCAGAAGGAATTGGTAATGGTTTTTGACCCTAAGACACATCTTTCTTACTCAGAAAAAGCAAATGGAGATACTACCCCGAAGAAGGTGGCTAAAGTACTTAAAGGTCTTAAAGATAAAGACTCCCGTAAAATTAAAAATACCGGTATGGCTGGAAGTATTTTCGATAATCCTTCCGTCGATGACGAAAGTATTGGTTTGTAATCTATAATCACGGGCCGGGGAAACTCGGCCCTTTTTACCTAGGAAATTAACATGAAATGGCGCCAAATTTCAACATACCCTAACGACGGTACTATTGCTATCTTTTCTAAGAATGGTACAACATATACTGGATGGCGAGTAGGAAATGGACTATGGTATTTTATTGATGAATGTACGGTGCAGGAAGTTCATGGATTGCAGTCTTCTTTGAATGCGTTTCGGGAAGACAGGCCGCCGGATAAATGGATGCCACTACCCAAACCGTAGGAGTTACCCAAATGATGAATAAACTCGATAATTTAGAATCAACTCGCCTAAAAAGAGATATAAACATTGCCCTAAAAAATATTGAGGAATTTTTGGAAAGAGGTCATCCCGATTTCAGGACTTTTACCGAACATCAAGCTAAGGATTTTTATAGTATTAAAGAGCAATTAATCTGGAAAGCTTGGAATAGACTAAAGGATTTTTGATATGGACAAAAGCAGAGCCACATTTTTACGCAAGAAATCAATCGAAGAAGGATTGACTTTGGAGGATATGCGGGAAATTGTACAGGGATTGCGGGGGGATAGAATTTCTGCTTGTTTTGCTTCGAAAGGGGCAAAGAATAAGAAAGCAAAAATCGAAGCGGAAAATAAACAACATATGGAAGAAGATCTATTTTCCGATTTGCGTGATGTCGATGGTGCTCGGATTGAGGATATTGGAAATGACTTCGACATTAGTCTTTAAGGGATATTCTGAAAACTATTATGCTATTGAAGGGAGGATCGGCAATAGAAAAGTAGTTTTTAAAGGAGATTTAGATAAAATTACCGCTCAAACGGAATTTTTTAAAATATACCCCGAAGCTACTATTACGGATTCTTATTTTTACCATAGAGATTATGTGCCTGAAGACACTAGAGAGTGTTATGTTAATAGGCGAATTAACGGAGAATAGTGTGGATACAATGGTATACGGGATAGTTTTCTCTTTCAGACCTAAAGGATTTTAATTATGTCCCTCGTAAGAAAAATTAAGGGTACTGGGCCCCTCAACGCTAAGATTATGATTGTTGGCGAAGCTCCTGGGGAGGATGACGTCAAGCTGGGGAAGCCGTTTGTTGGTTACAGTGGAAACATTATCGAGGAATGGCTACGGGGAATTGGTGTTCGTAAAGATCAGTGCTATTTAACCCACGTGGTTAAGTATCGTCCTTACGGAGGCGATATTAATAAATGGGTAGCCGTAGCAAGAAAAGATAAAACAGACCAGCACGTACTTATCAATGGTTGGTGGGTTAGTCCTATACTCGCCGAGGGAGTCCAAGAACTGTACGAAGAAGTAGAAAAAGTCAATCCCAATCTTATTGTAGCTTTGGGGAATACAGCGCTGTGGGCGTTAACAGGTAATACTGGAATCGAGCAGTGGAGAGGATCGTTGTGCCAATATGGCAAATATAAAGTAATCCCTACAATGCATCCGATTCAAGTGATACGGCAATATGAATGGAATCCAATTGTTTTAGAGGACTTTAAACGGATTCGGCGAGAGATGGCAGAAAAAGAAATGCCGGTAGTGGTGGAAGATTTTTCGTTACGCCCAGAATATAATGAAGCTATTCTATTTCTTTCCAATCTAGCTATGGAATTGGAGCAGAAAGAGGTGAAGATTAGTGTAGATATAGAGACTAAAGCTGGAGAGATTGATTGTATAGGATTCGCTGTATCAAAATATCAAGCCATTTGTATTCCGTTTTTTGGTGGAAGCGGTAATTACTGGGGAGAAGAAGAAGAAGTTAATATTTTAATTAGAATCTATCATTGTTTGACTCATCACAATGCCTATGTAATTGGTCAAAACTTCGCTTATGATGCCGCTTTTATCTACCGAAAGTGGATGTACTGGCCTAATCTTTCTTTTGACACTATGGTGGCACACCATTCTATGCTTCCGTCTGGTGGTTCTATTCTATCTGAGACGGATAAAGGTAAGAAAGGAAACGTTGGGGCTGTAAAAAAGAACTTGGGATTTCTTTCTTCTATTTATTGCCGTAATCATGTTTATTGGAAAGAGGAAATTAATTCGGACAGTGATTTAGACCGTTGGCGATATAATTGTCGAGATACGGTTCGCACATTTGAAATTGCCGAAGAAGAAGCTAGATTAATCCCTCTTCGACACTCTAAGCAAAAATACGTATCCGATTTCCAACAATCCCTCTTTTGGCCAGTAAGGCGCATGGAAGCGAGAGGATTTAAGGTTGATACTGCTCGGCGAGCAGAACTTCGCAAGGAGCTTGCAGGGGCTATTGCGGCTCGCGAATCATGGCTGCGGAAAGTTTTGGGGCACGATTTTAATATTGGATCGCCAGTACAAATGAAAGCTCTTTTTTATGCTGATCTGTCCTTGCCTCCGGTTAAAAAAAGGACTAAAAAAGGGTCAAGCATTACTTGCGACGATAATGCATTGAATAAATTAGCCCTCGATGAGCCATTGATTCAACCTATCGTCACAGCTATTCAAGAAATCCGTTCCTTAAGCGTATTTCTCCATAATTTTTTAGAGGCACCTTTGGATGAATCCGGACGACTTCGAACTAATTTTGATATTACTGGCACAAAGACGTTTAGATTTGCTCACTCTACAAATCAATTTGGAGAAGGGACAAATTTGGGAAATGTTCCTAAAGGAGGACCGATTCACGCAATTGACCCACAAAGCTTGGAAATGCCAAACATCCGATCACTTTGTATTCCTGATCCAGGATTCATTATTTTTGATACCGACCTCGATAGTGCGGACCTTAGAACTGTCGCGTGGGAAGCGGATGAAGATGAGCTTCGAAGTATGTTCGAGGCTGGATTAAAACCATACGTAGAAATAGCTAAAGAGTATTATCATGATTCTTCGATCACCAAACACCATCCAGCCTATAAAATGTTTAAGTCTTTGTGCCATGGAACTAATTATCTTGGATCAAGCCGAGAACTAGCACGAAGACTTGGCCTTCTAGTGCAGGAACTTGAGCGCATTCAACAATGGTATTTTGGTAAGTTCAAAGGAATCCAAAAATGGCAAAATAGAGTTAAGCACTCTGTAGAGTCCCGTCGTTACGTAGAAAATGCTTTCGGTTTTCGTTGCTATTTTTTAGGGCGCATTACAGAAAAAACATTTAAAGAGGCAGTAGCTTGGATTCCTCAAAGCACAGTCGCTAATGTAATTGATCATGCCCTTGTCAACATCGACCTAAACTGCCCTAATGTACAGCTATTAAATCAAGTTCACGATTCTTTAGTGGGACAATTCCCACGCGAAGGGAAAGAAGAAACACTGAAAGAATTGTATAAACAAAGCCAAATTGTTGTCCCGTACGAAAAACCTCTTATTATTCCAATGGGGGTAAAGACAAGTGATATTTCATGGGGAGATTGCTAGAATGGCTCAACTTAACCTTCCAGGAATAGAAACAATCGAAGAACTTATCAAGAAAAATGGCAATGCTGGGGTGGTAGAAGTTACAAAAAAGAGAGTATACATAAAATCTTTGTGATTACCCACACAGCATACGGATGGAATAAGAAAGAGAAAGTATATGCAAAGAAATAACCTTCCACGGTCGGAAGAGAAGGAGGAAGATGGGCTTCCTCTTCCTTTTTCCCTTAAAAAAGAATACGAGAAAGAAATAATCGGCAAACAATCGTATTCGAAGAGAATTAAAGTTAAAAAGATGAAAAAGCACTATTGAGAGACATGACTATGTCGAGAAACTTTCCGAATTGGTTAGACGCCTACACAGATTATTCGTCTTTCACAGAATCTCCGAAAGTGATGCATTACTGGGCAGGGGTTGGTGCGGTGGCGTCGGTTCTTGGCCGTCGATCCTGGATTGATATGGTGGAGTTCCAATGGTTTCCTAATTTTTATATTATATTTGTCGGCCCTCCAGATATTGTGCGCAAAACAACAACTACAGGTATTGCCGAAAAAATGATGCGAGAAGTTGAGTGTGTAAAATTTGGCCCTACTATTGCTTCCTGGCAAGCTCTTATTGCCGATCTAAACGAGAATGTAGACTACCTTGATTTACCTAACGGGGATCAGCAAATAATCAACGCAATGTCTATTGTATCTAGTGAGTTGGGTAATTTTTTAGATCCAACAGATAAAAAAGCTATTGATGCTCTTGTAACCCTATGGGATGGAGGGAGAATTGTAAAATCCACTAAAAACAATGGCAAAGAATTTATGGATAATACCCTCCTTAATCTTATGGGGTGTACCACTCCTTCATGGATTATGGGAAGTGTCCCGGCTTATCTAGCGGAAGGGGGTCTGTTTTCACGTATGCTTTTTATCTACGCCGATAAGCGAGAACGGAGAGTAGCTTATCCATCCCAGACTGCTGCTGAAAACGCTGCTGAAGTACGCCAAAAACTTGTCGAGGATCTGCAAGATATGGCCACTATCTCCGGTCCTGTCCTAATGTCTTCTGACGCGATCGCTTGGGGAACAGAATGGTATGACCAGCTTTGTGACCAGCAAGAAAAGAGTCTAGACACAGACATTCTTGCTCGCAAACAAGTACAGCTCCATAAAGTAGCTATGATCCTTGCTGCCTCTTCCTCTTCTATCCACAAAGGCCAGTACATCATAACCGATAAAATTTTATCTGAAGCCTCTACCCATTTGAACTCAATCGAAGCCCATAGAGCTATGGTGTTTGATAAGATTGGCCGGTCTCAGGATTCGATTAAATCAGATCTCATCCTTAATAAGATTAGAAGTAGGCCAAATATCGCTCTTACGGATCTTTATAAAGCCCTACGTAAGGACATCCCTAAAACCGCTGAATTTGAACAATTACTTTTAGCTCTTATTCGGGCAAAGCTCGTGGAAAAAGAAAATAAAAATGGCGTGTTTTGTTTTCACGCCATTGAGGGAAAGAAATAAAAACTAGCCCCTATTGTCGCTAGATACAGTAGGGTCAGATTGCATTTTTCCTCGAAAATAACTGGCTACGCCGAGGATACCACCGATAGCTACCCAAGCCTCAGACGGAATAGCAGGTTGTGGGATTTTCCACCATCCATTTAGGATGGGGATAATAAAGTAATCGCCAAAGACCATTAGGCCAAAAATAAATCCAATAAAAGGTCTCCAAGAATATGTTGGCCAATGGTCGCTTTTATCCTCTGCTTGCATTGTCTGATTAACTGCCTGGATGGTTTGGTTATCTGCCTGAATCAATGCCAACGGAACAGCTTGGCCAATATTCGCCAAAGCTTCTTTGTTTCGATCAATCTCTTGTTCGAGCTGGATAGCGTATTGAGGATTATTTTTAACGGCTTCTAGGGCCGAGTCTCCATCGCTAGCTCCCGTGACTTGCTTAGCAATGTCTACCACTTTCTGTGCGGTTTGAACGCTATTTTGGCTAGCCCCAAACCAGGAAGCGATACTAGGTACTAGTTGGGCTAAACCAAGTGCAATAGTAATAGGGTCCATTATTTACTCCCCAGTAACATATTATGAGCAATCCGATTTGCCCAACCTCCACCAAATACCTTAAAAGATTTCTTAAGTGATGTATAATACATCAATCTGTAAGCATTAAACAGCATTACAACCTTGTAAATATCCATAGAATTAATTTTTTGAATATCCTCGTCAGAAAGTTTTCCCGAGGCTCTACTCCCGATCGCCATTTGTGTCCATTTATCTGGATAGCCGCCATTATAAGCAGTATCGAAAATTTGAAACGCAATCTGGTAAGGTACCTCATCACAGCGATGTGCATCCCAATATTCCTTTTTTGCTATGCTCTTGGCTGTTTCCAGTGGAAGATTTTTCATGGAACCGGTATATCCATATTGTGAAGCCACACGTTTGGTTACACCGTACATAGTCTCGCCACCAGGGTCAGAGGGATTATCTACGTATCCTCCCTCATTTCCGATCAGCGATTTAAAGGCATCATCAAAAGTAGGCACCTTATACCCCTCACTGACCAAGTCGAAAAGCGGCCAGCACTTTCTCTTCGACACTAGAGGCATCGTTAATAATTGTGTCAATTTGCTGATGCACGAAGGCCAGTTTAAATGCGGCTTCTACTTTTGCGCCTACATCCTGGGCATCGGTTTTAAGAGTCTCTAGGTCAGCTTGAGCGCGAGATTTAATTTGGTCAAAAGTACTCATAATAGTTATCTCCAATTGGGTATTGTGCGGAATTTCACCGACAGCGGTTTCGATTATAGGAATGATATCTTCCTCGGGCAAAGTAAACACTTCTTCTTCTAAGGTACTTACTACTCTGTGGAGTTTCTCGAAAAGAGTGTTCGTCATCTAACGTTCTTCCAAAAACCTAGATGAAACCACACATACGCTACTATAGACAATGCCACAGACAATATCCCGTAAAACGTCCATCGCCCAAAAGCGGCAAATTGTTTATCCAGCCATTCCTGTATAGCCTCTCTAAATGCTTGCTTTATGATTTCTTTTTGTTCTTCGGGAGTTATCTGTGGCATTTTTATTTTCCTTGTAGTATTTAGACGGGTTCAGTAAATCCACACTCAGGACAAACCCAGCACAGTAAACCGTCCACTGCCTGCTGCTGCATTAATGCTCCACAAATAGGACAAAATTGAGGTATGTTATCGGGCTGTACAGCTTGGGAAGTCTGACTTTCGGACATAATAATCTCCTAGTTGGAATACTGCGTTTTAAGTGCGGCCAAGTCATTCAAATACTGCGTTTTTCTGGCTGATATAGCTTGTGTAATAGCTGTTTGCTTTACGGCTTCTGTTGTGCCATCTGATACAGATGCTGATAGCCAATTTAGGTTCAAAGTTTGGATATCGGACAAATAAGCGTCCGCTAGGGCAGAGAGCGCTTGCTTATATAAATAAGCTTGTATTTGTGCTGAGGTAGCAAGCTGATCCCCTGGCTGGCAGTCACCGTCGTAGATTTGCCCCTGCGCGTTGATCCACATGATTAGAAAGCCCTCCGAACACGAATCCGCGCATAAGCGGACGTAATAGTGGAGCCACCGGAGGCCGCTGCACCTACGTAGGTCGCATATTGAAGCGTGATAGTGTTTCGGTTAAGCGGAGTGTTCGGGTACCAACCAACGCTTGCGGACACGTAGTAATACTGAAGACCCCACCTTTCGTTCAGCCCGTTAGCATCGTCAGCCATGGTGTTATCCATGTTGAATGCTGCCGACCCCAAATTATGGTTTTTGCTGTAAAGGCCGTTGGCCGAGACAGGGAATAATCCGGAGTCATAACGGCCGTTGTAAGCGTAAGGAGAAACACTGGTAACAGATGAAGAACCAGTGATACACTCTCCCAGATAACATCTATAGACCTGAGTAAAAGACGGATTAGTTCCAGCCGCAGAAGAAGCCCCGGAAACTGTATACATTACATATGTTTCGGTATTAAACCAGTCCGAAGAATATCCAGGTGCGGCCACATTAGACAGCGAGGTTTGTGGGGTGAAGGTCACACCGGCCGGGTGCAGGCAGTAAGGCAGGAACTCGAAGCCCTGAAGGTTGCCGGTCCAATACGCTGCATACGTAGATCCGTTCCAGGATGTACCAACCAAAAGCATCGTAAACGAGCATATTTTTGCCGTGCTGACGACGGTTTGGTCTAAAACTCCGTTGACATATAAATAGTATTTCCCTGCTACGGGATCCTGGGTTAGCTCTAGGTTGTACGCGGTGTTCGCGGCTAGCGTTGCCGTGCCGGTTGTTCCGTTCGCAACATCCCAACTAGTACCGGTTGATGAAAGAAATAGCGTAGTTTTGCCTGAAGTATTCACACCAACGGCGGTGCCATAGTTCGCTGCGTTCTGTGCCGTAAATGCAAATTCTGCCGCCGTCAACGAGCCTGCCTTGCTCTGTACTCGCAGTGTGAAGCCACTGTTGCCAGCCGCATAGAGCGACGTGATAGACGTGTTCTTCAGGTAAGCCGCACCGTTGAACACCCCCATGTAGGTGCCAGGGTACATTGGCGAACTGTTGGTGAACGTTACGCCGCTGTTGGTCCAAGTATTACCAAAATCATCTGTACTGATATTATTCAAAGTAAGAGACGATTGAGCGGTTTGGTTGTAGGTATATCCATATTGAGGGGGAGCTAAAGTACTCCCCAAAGAGACAAGAGTCGGGCTAGCATAAACACCGTAAAGAAAAGAAGTATTATTAGACGGAACAGCGGACCAAGATGCTGCCGAAGTAGAGTAGGTGTAAATGTCTACTTGTCCTGAAGCCCCTGAATTATTGGCATATGTAATAACAACAGGGCTAGTAGAGGAGGCATTAAACCCTGGCAGAAGTCCAGATCCAGTAGTTACGTGAGAAGGCTGCCCGCTAGAATTAACAGGTCCGCTCTGTACTGTTTGCCTAATCGACGCTGGGAGACCCGAGGCCGTAACACCGCCCGCACTAGGGAGATAGAGCAATTCCCACCCACCGGCGCCATTGTTGAAGGTACCATTGAACACAACGTCTACGGTAGCCCCCGAAGGAATAGCGCTTGCAGGGCAGGCACCACCGTTAGCCAAATAGATATTATAGGCCGTTCCACCATTGATAGATAATGTAGGTTGACTTGTATTAGTGCTGGAAGCCCTAAATTTAACCCCTACACCATCTTGAATAGTTGGGGAAGGAGTTAAAGAAATAGCGTAGGCATTCGTAATACCTGTGTCTACCGCATAGACAGCTGAATTTTGCTGAATCGCCGTAGGGACATAAGAAAAATTAGTGTCCAGCTGACTCGCCGGGACATTACCCGACTGCGTAGCGAATGTATTTGGAGTAGACCATGTCATAGTTATTTCCTAAATACCGCCGTCGCCTGGGGTAATATATACTGTGGCTGTTTGACTTGCAGCGCAGATAGCCGAGAAATAAGCATTCGGCGGGCCAGCGATACTGGAAGTCCAATTAGGCGGAAGCGGGAATGAGTTGCCAGGAGTTCCGTCTACTGGGAGAGTAGCTGTTACAGAAGAGGTCGTCCCTACAGCAATAAACACGGGATTACTTGACGTATTCGTGATCAAATACTCAAAAGAGCCATTAGAGTTAGAAGTAACTTGAACTGCGGTATGGGCAGAAGAAGTTACAGAAAGGCACACTGTATTTCCCTGAGAGGAGAAATTTCCATGAAAGCCCATAATTATTTCCTTTTGCTGGGAGAAGAGATACCAGACCGGGGAGTATTACAGTATTCCCATTCCCAAATGCCGTTGCCCCTGTAACCATCAATACCGCCAGTTCGCCCACCTCCGGTAACGGGATTCTTCGGCATTGGCAGGACAGTTTGAGTGTCAATTTTTTGGCCCAACGGGGTTGTTTTTTCTTTGTAGTGAAAAGTGTTTGTAATTTTCGGCTTGTTCCAGTCATTTTTCATGGTCAGTTCCTTTGCAGTCTACTTTAACAATAAACCAAATACCTACCGAAGCCAAGGATGCGCTAATGACCCTTAAAACATCCGGAGCGGCCATAACCCAGCCAAACAAAAAAAGAACGCAAAAAACAGCAAAAAACACTAAACTCTTTTCGGATAGTAACTTGATACCCAGATTAATCACCTGTCCCATTAAATTTAATTGCTGAGTTTGTTGTTCGCGCAATCTCCTTTCGGCCTCAAGAGCCATTTCCTGAGTAACCAGATCCTTGACCTTCGTCGCTTCAGTAGCGTCATTCTCCATTATCTTCCTCTTCCACATCGATAACAGGAAATTTAAAAAATTCACCTTCTTCCGATTCTTTAACAACATGCTTGACCTTTTCCCAAGCTGCCGCCACTTTAATAACCTCTAGCATATCTTTCAGAGGGCAATCATCCAATCTAGCTTTAGACAGGGCTTTATTTACTAGAGTATCAATAGCAGGATTGACGGCATTTGGATCTTTTTTAGGCCTACCGCCTTTATTCTTTGCTGATTCTTCCATTAGTCTTTTTTCTCCGTAGAGGTAATCCCGAGAGACCGTAAAATTGTGGGAACAAGGCCTGGGTATTTTTTAACTACGGTCCCGAGACTTTGCCCACCTGGGGTACCCTGTAGGAGGTTTTTTTGCCCCCAAGGCGTATTAGCTCCGTACTGAGTTACTTTGCCAGCAGCTTTCTCGGCCAAAGTAGACGGAGACACCCCTTTAAGCATTCTAGCCATTTCTTCCTGAGGAGACAAATTTTTAGGTTTCAAAGTGCTTTGAAAAGCATCTGGAAACGAATCCGCCACTTTAGCCAGGTCCATAAATGTAGACCCACCACCGGTATGTCCTCCCCACTGGTCAGGATATTCTTGTCGCATATGGTCGGCTAGGGACTTCATATTAATCTGCCCTGTACCTGATTCTATTTCTCCTTTGCCAGCAAGTTCTCGCACTACAGACCACGCACGCCATTTATTTCTAGCATCTTCCCACGCGGATTTCTGTTGCGGAGGGATACTACGTTCAACAGAATCGTCTATTTTCTCGATGAGCTCTTTATAACGTTTCCCCAGGCCACCTTCGCGAGCTGCGAATGCCGCTTGGGCTTTATCATTTAATTTAGATCGAAGATCTTGATACTGTCGAGGAGATAGTTCTCCTACTTTCCCACCTCTAGAAGTCGTAGCTATCCTCTTTAATTCATCAATTGTCTGCTCTAATTGCTTATTCCTCAAAGAGGTTATATTGCTTTTCTCTGAGTTGAGTACATCAGACATCCCTTTAAAGAACTCTTTGTCGAATTTAACAGGTTTATCGGACGTAAGTTTATTGTAGGCAGAATTGGCTTGTCGATAGGCTGCACTAAGAGTTATCTCATCAAGCCGATTCGAATTAACACCAAGTTCTCTGGCGATAGCTTGTTGAGCTTTTTGTTGATTAGCTGCGGCAAATTTACCAGCATTCTCTAAATTTCGAATAGTCTCCCCAGCTTTACCCTCTATTTGATTTCCGGCTGAGATATGAAATCCGAATTTATTCTTAGCTATATCGGCAAATTTCTCTATTTGAGGGGCTACTTTTCCTTCTACCGGAGATAGAAATTTAGATAGACCTGCTCCAAGCCCTTGACCTGCTACACCCGCCGCCGCCCCAAGACCCGCTTGCTCTGTTTTAGCTTTAAGAAAATCAGAAGTTTGCACCTGGCCAGTAGGATGGAGAGCACCTAAACCTCCTCCAAGAGAAGCTGCTTTAAGCAATTGTTTCCCGATAGAACCTTCTGCACCTCCAATAGGAAAAGCCGCCTCCCCTAGCTGTGCTCCGATTTCGCCGGCTTTCTCCGCATTTCCTCCTGACATGGCGGAGGATTGTTTATATAGCTCTTCTTGCTTATTAATCTCTTCCTGAAGTGCTTTGCGGCTTTCCGGGGAAGAAATCATTTCCCTAATAGCGTTAATAACACTCCCCGCTTCATGATGGATGCCGTGCATAAATTCCCCAACGGGAGGTACACCAGGAACATAATCTTCCCAGTACTTATACTCTTTCTGAGCTCCGCTAGGCTGAGACGGCACTACACTATTCAATTTAGAGATAATGGAAGGATCAGTTACTTCTTTACCTCCTGAGCCATTTAGTTGACTTAATAGTCCCGGATCTGTAACTTCTTTCATATTTACTCCTCGTACCATTTCCCATCGCGCTTAATGTACTTTTTCCCGTTTAGTTCTTTTACCGTTGGAGCCTCGATAGAAGGCGGAACTTCTGTTCCGTAGTCTGGAACAGACGGGCCAGTATCTATACCCTCCATATCTTGTCGTAATGATTGAATAGTCCAAGAATATTTGGGTGTAGCCTCATAAGGTTTAAGGGTAGTATCAAAAGCTTTCTTAGAATCCCCAATAAAAGAGTCTAATTGATGTAGAGCTAGATGGGGATCATCGCTCGATCCTGGCTTAATAGAAAGCATGAACCGAATAAAGCTAAAAGCCCTGGACCCGCCTTGAGCAGCTGCTAGTTTTTCCACGGCAAAGGACACATCTTTCCAATATTCTACTTGTTTATCGTATAATTCTTGATCCTGAGTTGTACGCAAAGGTACAGGATAGTCTCCCGCTTTTACGTCTTTAATAAAATCCTCTGCATTAGAAAAACCAGGAACTTTAGTTGTTACTTGAAGAACCCTAGGGTCTTCTAAAGCTCTCTTCTTGAGGTCGGATAGAGTTTGCACGGCGTCGAGAGATACAGACAATTGTTTACTTACAGTTGCCGGAAATACTCCGGAATTTCTAAGTTTATCTTCAAACTCTTTCTGCCTTTGTGCTCTCTCAATTTCCTTCTCTGCAAGTATACCTTTATGAAAATCCCGTTGATCTTGCAGTCTTTCTAAGGCCATCTGCATTTGATCGTAATGATTCATGGCTTGGATTACATTACGTTCTTGGCCGTCGATAATAAGGTCTTGACGGTCGTATTCATGACCAAGAACACTAAGCTGATTGGCGAGCATGCTCAGTGTTAACTGCTTATTATCGAGAATACTTTTAATTCTTTCCTGGCTTTGTCGAGCCTTTTCCATTGCCGTTTTAAAATGATTGTCGAATTCTTGTTGTTTCTGCTTGGCTAACTCTAGATTACCTTGAAGGTATCCTTGCATAGCTCCGTTAATAGACTCTGCGGCGGCTTGAAATCCAGCTGTGCCTCCACGCGCACCAAAGATTAGCCCCATAGCCAATAAACCAGATGTAAATTGTTGATATTCCTTTGTAGATACCGGAGAGGTCAAAGGCTTCCAAACAGGCATATCCTCTGGTTCGTATTGAGGAAGATTTTGCGTCTCTCTTTGAGTTATTTCTAGTAATCCTTTCTCTTCTGCGACTCGATTGGCGGCATTTTGTTGACGTTCCTTGGTTAAAGCATCAAGTTGGTTTACATAATTAGGCGTCTGACCTTGCGGTTGATTCCCCACATAAGCGACAGGAGTCATACCATTAGAATCTGCTACATTATTGGCATATACTCCATTTTTACTTACCCCGCCAGCGCCTTGCAGCCAAGCTGACTTCAAAGAGTCGGCATTGACTGGGATTCCCTTAGCTTGTAGCTGTTGCGCCAAAACTTTTAAGCCCTCTTTAGTAGCCGTTAATTGCCCTTGGGGATTGGAAAGATCAGGAGATTTTCCAGTGGATCTTTTAATATCGGAAGCTAGCGCAGGAGTGATCTGAGTTAGTCCTTTGGCTTGAGTCTGAGAGTTGTACGCGTTCGGATTTCCTCCACTCTCTTTGGGGATAATAGCCTGCAAAATTTGAGGAATCAAAGCACTTAAATCAGCCATAACTAGATACCTCCATTACCCATTGCATTAAGCTGCGCCAAGGTAGCATTAATACCCTGAGAAGCTGCCGAGGTTCTTTGAATGTTTGGATTATTGGCTGAAGTCAATGTTCCATAAGTACTTCCAGATAATCCCAAAGCAGACATGGCATTAGAGATATTTTGCTGGGTATATTGCTGGATAAGCTGATTTTTTTGCGTTTGTAGATTAGAATCCATCTGCGCCACTTGCTGCTGGACCATTAAGGAATTGGGGTCTAGGCCGCTATTAACGGCATTTTGGTAAATCTGAGCAATTTGTTGTTGTCGTTGCTGGGCAATAGTCTGATCTACAGTAGACTGTTGGGTGGAGTTAAGTTGACCGTTATTTTGCAGAATAGGGGAAGCATAATTTTGCGCTACCGATCCTTGTTGTTGCAATTGATTCATATATTGCTGTTGTTGTTTCTGAGCTTGGTAATTGCCATATGCCCCTAAGGCTGATAGTCCAAGCTCTGTACTTTTGGCAGAAGGGAGGATACCGGCTACATCAGAAGCGACATTGCCGATGGTCTGCATAGGACCCTGCAAAGATTGCGGAACCATTGCTGTAAGATTTTGCCAGGCTGAAGGGCTCTGTGTGGCCGAAGGTGCGCTACCGAAAGAAGACGGGGGCACTAATCCTTGCCCTGTACTGCCAGAAAGAGTGCCGGCGCTACCAGAAATACTGGAACCTGTAGAAGCACCAGTAAGCCCGGAGAAGTCAGTAGTAGAAGGAGTTGTGGCGGCCACAGTATTTCCAGTACCCCCCAGAGCGGAACTGTTCCCTGCCGGAAAAGAGGTAGAAGAGGTATTAGTAGCTTGGCCGAGATTGGAGTAAAGGTTAGATTGCTGAGCTGCCCCTTGCGAAGTTCCTTGCCCCAAAGAACTATATACATCAGGAGTAGCAGTACTAGAAGTACCGATACCACTTCCAAGGCCGCTAGCGCCTGTAGCGGAGGTTTGGCCGAGAACCGAGCTGGTATACTGGCTAGGGGCTGAACTCGCTTCTACGGCCGATCCTGCCCCGGCGCCGCCTACATTCGCAACAGATCCTGTAGGACTAAATCCACTAGCCTGCCCAGCAGAAGCCAAAGGAGCTGCGTTTTGCCCCATAGCGGCCTGGCCTGCTCCGGTACCAGCCGCCCCCGTACCTCCCAAGGCCGCCGTACCAGACCCATAAGCCCCAAGGGCATTACCAGCCGCCCCAATATAATTACCCTGGCCAATATCTTTACCTGCTCGATAAACATCAGCAGCAGTAGCCGCACCTTCGGCCACTTCGCCTGCCGTCCCAAGCGCTCCAACAATCTCCGGCGCGTATACAGCCGCTACCGCCAAAGCGACATCCTCGATAATCCCACCAGCTCCGCCACCAGACATAATTTTCTCCTCAATCAAATCTCTGCATATACACAGTGCCTTGTTTATGATAACCCATTCTTAGCAGAATCGGACTAAAATTTCTAAAATCTCTAACTTCCCACAAAATACAATTAGCTCCTAAGCCCTTTACATATTTTTCCGCATATTTCATTAACCTAACACCAATGTTTTTTACTCTGTGTAAAGGGAGCACAAAAATAACGTCATTCATGGCATATAACTGATCTGGGTAATGCATGTGCGAATACAAATAAAAGCCACAATATCCTATTAGTTTACCCTCATCTCTAGCAGTAATTATAATAAACATATTCTTTTGCTCAAGAGAATCATAACGCTCAAGCTTCGGAGCTGGTACTTCCTTCTCTTTTATAAAAGGATCTTCCACTTCTTCCCAATGGTTTATTAGTAATGGAAATAATTCTTCCCATATATCGCTTATTTTTTCTCTTTGTATAATAATCATATACCTATAACCTGAGTTATTTGATCATGAAGGGATAAATGATCATACATCCAAGAATAAAATTCATCTTTATTCGAAAAGTCAACTTGCGTTAGATCTGGGGGAGTTCCTAAGCCCATCACAGCATTAATTGATTGATGCATGTCGTTATGGCAAATTAACCAAGCTTTTACGTCATCTATATTTGTAATGGGGTAAGATAAAACATTCCTACTGTATAAAGAAGCTACTTTTCTATTAATAGTAGAGTGAGAAAAAGAATGATCCCCAAGCCAAATTTTCCAGGCCATATCGTCCATATGATCAAAGTAACTTTGGAGATCAATATTCACCAACGCGCCCCTTCTTCGTACTCTATAAGAATCTGATTTACTGTGTACGGTAAAGAATTCCCATAAACAGTGACTCCAAGATATTTACCGCCAGAAATAGCGGCATCTCGATAATCAAAGGCATATCCCGCTGTAATCCAAGTCAATGGATTACCTGAGTTATTAGTAAAATATATATTAGAGCCGGAATTGTTTATCCATTGAAGAGTATTCCCCAAATTAGTAAATACCGGCATAGTGGTTTTTTCGTTATCTATAGTGACATTAATAGCTTGATTACCGGCCGTCCCGAAAGTTATCCCGATACCAAATTTTAAAGAAGCTTTATCCATGACAGGCGCTTTTCCGTCATAAAGCTTAGTTTGGATACGAGTATTGACACTTGTCGAAGAATTAGAAAAAAGTTGATACAATGTTCCGCCAGCCCAACCGTATAGAAACGGAGAACCATTTATTGTAGCTGAGATAATTAAATTAATAGTTGGGCCTTGGGAAGAGAACCACCATTTTTTATTAAAGTATAGAGCGATAATATTCCTAGAAGAATTAGACCCGGTAAAAATATCATTAAAAGAGCACAAAAAAGCAGCACATAATGTGTTATTTACCGATACTTGCCCCCCACTAATGGGAGTAGCAAAGTTAATCTGAGCATAAAAAGTGTCTAGATTATCGGACAGTTTCTCGGGAACAGCACCAGGAAGACTGTAAAAACCTACATTACCGGCGAACATCAGAGAACGGTAGTAAGAAAATACTGAATACATCTGATTTGTGCCGATAGAAGCAGTAATGTTCGTGCGCGTAAAAGTAGTAGACCCAGAAACCACTTGGACATCGCCAATCACATCAATACTGTCGTCACCAAAAATATAAAGAAAATTATTAGCGGCTATTAGAGATGTGATGTAGTCATGTAAAGTACTGTCGGATATAGTAAGAGACCCTGATGACCCTCCGGCGAAGGAATAAAAATTGTTTGCTTGAGAAATATCCGTATAACTGATAGTTCTCTGATAACCTACCCACACTCGACCTGAAAAAGTCGCAATGGAAGTGCACTTAGAAGGACCGGCCATCAGATTAGCCGTACCCGCTGCACTGGAACCTCCGCCAGCGCTAAAGACAGGAGTAGGCGCGGAAGTATAGTTATTTCCCGGATTTGTAATGGTTACAGAAGTAACTACCCCATTGACGGCAATAGCTGTCCCCTGAGCGCCACTACCACCGCCACCAGTAAAAGTAACAGAAAAGGAATTAGAATAACCACTGCCCCCCGCCGTAATTGCTACATAAGCAACTCCGCCACTGGATATAATACCAGCATTGTTGTCCCAAGAAAAATAACCATTCGCGGGATCGCCAATAAGAAGCCTCTCGTTTTTCCATTGCGCAGCAGTTACCCCAGAGGCAGAAAACTGACCAACATTTCCATATTGAGTAAAAGAAGAGAAAGGATTTGGGGCTACAAACAATGTACCACTCGAAGTAAAAGCAGCAATATAATCTGTCCCCATTATATTAAAGGCATAGGAAGACGATACAGTTTGTCCCGGTAAAGTGGAAAGAGCTGCTGAAGCTATAGGGCATACTTGTAGATTACCATCTCCAACAGGCATAACATTTTCCAGCCAAGAAAACTCTGTATCCTTGATGGAGTATCTCTTAGCTTGGACATTAACGCCAGAGAACTGAGAAATAGAGATTTCTTTCTTTTCTCGTTCCCCTTTAGCCTTATTAAAAGGTGCACCCATTACCACTGTACTCCATAAACTTCATACATAGAAGGAATACGCCGGGAAGCTACTTGCGACCTTACCTCACTAACTCTTATTTGGTACTGCTGCTTAAACCAATCTGCCTCTCCAAAAGACTGTTCCTTCATTTTTAGAATATATGCGGCATAAAATTTAATTGGAGCTTGGTACGCCACGGAGATAGGATCAATAGAAGTGGTATTTGTTAAATCTACTGGAACTAAGATGGTATCTACTTCACACTGATACGACTGATCAGGTAAAGGGCCTATGTAAATAGACTGTTCACCATATTGAGACCACATAGCCGGACGTTGCTGCCAATTAGTCCATACGCGCATTTCGGTAGAAAACTCACTCCAAGGGCGCCAGTCCAAAGTGACACGAGTGGTAGTCCAGATTAAGTTTATTTGCAGAATATCTAAGGTATTTACGGAGATACACCCAAACTGGATAGACGCTCCTACGCCGGTCCCATCCACAATAGAAACAGTAATCGGACTTTGTTCGAATTGATATCCTGCCCCGGGATTGGT